GCGCCCACGGCGAGCTGGAGGACCAGGTACTTGGTGTACTGGCCGACCCCACCGGTCCCCCAGTACGCGGCGGTGTCCCAGTTGGCCTTGGTGCTCGAGGTCCAGGCGGTGGACACCGCGTTGGCGATGCCGGAGGGTCCCGTGGTGCCCTGCTGGTACGTCACATAGCCCCCGGTGAAGTACAACGTGGTCGAGGTGTCGACCGTGCTGTTGAACCACACCATGAAGCTCTGGACGTAGTTCGCGGGGGTTGCGGTGATCTTGAGCCGGATCCACTTCTCATAGCTATTGGTTCCGACCGTGATCGGGTTCGCCTGACGGTTGGACAACGTGTTGTAGTAGTTGTCCGCGCTGATCAGGTCGATGCCCGGAACGGAGTCCGCTGCGGTGCCTGCGGAGGCACCGTACTGCACGGACAGGACGAGTGTTGCGGCCATTGATGACTCCTCTGCTGGGCCCAGGAGCCGCGTCTAGGAGAAAGTCTTCGACGACTGTCCCGACGACGGTGTGGGCGGCGGTGTGGCGACCTCCCTGGCCGTGAGCACGTCATCGACGGTCACGACACCCAGGGCAGTATTCGCCATGAGCTTGTTGTACGGGTTGTTCTCGTCGTTGACATCACCCCTGGGAGGCCGACCCTCGTCCAACAGCGCGTCGTTCACCGACTTCCAAGGCATGCCTGCGAGCGCCAACTTGTTGATGTTGGCCTTGGACATGGACTCCTTGATGTTCAGTCGAGTGAAACGGAACGCGAGGTTGTTCGTGTTCCCTCCGAAGGACTCGTCCCAGACGATCTCCCGCGTGAAGTAGTCCTGCACGAGCGCGAGCAGCGGACGGAGACCCCGGTCCTCGGTCATCTCCATCTGCGTCTCTGACGTTGCCCGGTTGATGTCGAACGTCAGCCCCAGGTCCTGGGGACTGATCAGGTAGACCGCGCAGATCTTGCGCACCAGGTAGTCGAGCCACTCCCGGTACTGCATGTCGCGGTTGGACCCACGGAAGGGGAAGAACTTGGCGCCCTTGGTGCCGCCGATGAAGGCCATCGCCCCCTTGCCGGCCACCTCGTATTGCCAGTAGCTCTTGAACGCATCGACCTGCTCGGGGCGGGCCCCCTCGCCGAGGTCCAGCATGCCGTCGGGGGCGGCATTCATGACCTGGCGGTGGTTGTACTGGGACCCGTTCACCTCGGCGTCGACGGTGTTCTTGAGCGTCTCCAACGGAGAAAGACCCAGGACGGAGTACGTCCTGGGGTTCGCCATGATGTAGAGCATGTCCTCGTTGCGGAAGGGAACCTCGTGCTGCGGCGCCGGGATCCAGTAGTACCGGGTCTCGTCGGGGTCGCCGTCCCACAAGGAGTTGACCTTGATCTTGGCCCCGTCCACCGCGTGCAGGTAGGCAACCCCTCCGCCGAGGGTCCGCTCCTTCTCGATCACGCCGGCATCAAGAACGAGCACATCCTCGACGATCGGCTCGACCCATGACCGGAAGCTCTCGACCGCGAGGTTGGGACGGTTGAACAGGTCGCGGAGCTGTTGCTGCTTCTCCTCGCTGAAGCCCTTGGTCTGGTCGAACGCGACGATGTCCCATTCAGCCGAGGAGACCTGTGCCTTGCGGACGTTGATCGCGGCGCGGACCCATTCGGAGTGCTCGGCCCAGTTGCGGAACAGGGCGCTCGAGGTCTTGCCGACCTTGCCTCGCTCCTGGAAGACCAGGGTGGCGTTACCGGGTGGGAGGTTCTTCGGGCTCGTCCGGTACGAGAGGAGGAGATCGGCAATCAGGCCCACGTCAACGCTGCTCCCGGAAGTGCGCCGCAAGGATCTTGTCCTGCTGGGCGTTCAGGAAGATCTCCTCGGCCTGCTTGTTGCCGGCCTGGATTGCCTCCTCGTAGCTGAAGCGATAGGTCTCGATCCCGCCCATCAGGGTCGCGAGATAAGCCGGGACGAACCTCTTCCCATCCCTGAACTCCATCTCCACCATGTCGGTGCTCATCTCGACCTCGTCTTCAGGCTGCCGAAAAAGAAGGTGTCCCCACCCATGTCCATCGAGTAGCCCAAGGCATCGACGAAATCGTCGTGGCCCTTGGGGAACGACAACAGCTCGGTCTCGAATGCCGTTCCCCGGAGCGAGACGTGATGGGTCACCTTGTGTGCTTCGTACTTGGCAGCGACCGCTCTTGCCCGGGTGGTCTTGTCTCCGTCAGCCGGCTTGCCCATGATCGGGATCCTGGGGTAGTCCTCCATCACCTCCTGGACGAGGGTCGACTGGAACTGCACCTTCTCGACGAGGACCAGGCTGATGTTCGGGTAGGCCATCCAGCCGTCGTAGATGAACTCCGCATGGTGGCTCTCGCGCTTGTCGCGATACGCCGAGAGGACGTAGAACATCCCCCGCAGGGCACATCCGCTGTCCGACGCGCATGTGTCCTCTGCCGTCGTCGCCCTGGCGGTGTAGTCGGCCCGCTCCCTGGTGGACGAGGCGAGATCCACGCCCATCCGCAGGGTGTAGGTGTGTCCCTCGGGCAGCGTCGTGAAATGGTCGAAGGGCCCGTGGAAGATGTTCCCCTCGAGCAACCCGCTGATGTCGTTCTGGTAGGAGCAGGAGAACAGGGCCGAGCCCATCTCCTCCTTCTCCTTGAGCAGGCGCTCCACCGGCCAGTAGCCGGGCCAGTAGCTGGTGAGCTGACCGTTCTCGTCCTCGGTGAGCGATGGCACGACATGACTGCGCCAGCCGAACCCACCTGCATAGACGGGCTTCATGAACTGCTCGTACAGGTCTTCCTCGCCCCACCTGGTGCCGATGACGACAACCACGCCGTCGGGCGCGAGACATGGCTTGAGCGTCTTCTTGAACCAGACCTCAACGTCCTCGCGCTGGTCGACACCCTGAGTGTTCTCCTCGTCCAGGATGTCGTCCATCAGGATCAGGTCGAAGCGTTTGCTGATGATCGCTCCACCCACACCGACGGCGTACAGGGTCACGTCCTTGGACCCCAGCCAGCGACTTCCGGCGCAGATCCACTCCTTGTCCGTCCACTTCTCGGGCGATGGCCGCGACTCGGGGAAGACCTTCTGGTGGAGGGGGTTGGACTGGATCGTGTACTTGATCGCCCGGCTGAAGTCCTTGGCCTGGGAGTCCGTGTTGGAGACCATCCCGATACGGATGTCGGGGTACTTGCCGATCAGCCAGGAGCAGAGGATCGTGTTGTCCCAGGTGGTCTTGGCGCCACCGCGTGGAAGCAGGTAGACGGCATGCTGACGACGCAGGATCGCGTCCAGCGTCTCCTGGACCATGAGCCTCTGGTGCTCGGCCGGAACGTACCCGAAGACCAGCTCCCCGTAGGCGAATACCGCCTCCGCGTCGTCAGTTCTCGCGATCCCCACCAATACGCGGGATCGGAGATCGAGCAGATCCGCTGGAGACAATTCCTCTAGTTGCTTCGACAATGCCTCGGAGAATGTCGGAGTCGACGCTCCCGGATACGCTGACGCCAAGGCTTCTCTCCTCCGTGATGTTGGCCGGCCTGCCGAAGAGCACGTTCAGGCGGTCGATCAGCATCGCGAGATCGCTGGGACGGATCGTCAAGACCGGCATCTGGGTCCACACTCCGTTCACCAGGCGCTTCTCGGTGCGCTGCATGTCGGCACGCATCTTGGTGATGGCCTCGTCGATGGCGTCAATCGCGTTGTCGCGGACACGGGCCTCCTTGGAGAGACGCATGGCATCCTCGTCAGCGGTGTAGATCACCGCACGCTCCAGGCGTGTCTCCCTGAACTCGCGCCGCTTGCGATCCCATTCCCGTTTCTTGGACTGGGCCATGACCGAGGAATGCGAGGCCAGGCCGTGCTTGTCGGCCAGGGCGCGGAGCGAGATGCTGGTCGTGACGTATTCGTGCTCTAGCTGGTCATAATCGGCTCGCCTGTTCATCGCACGTCCCTTTTCACGCCGTAAACCACATCGTTGTTCCACCAGGCTTCGACCGAGGTGATCCTCGGGTGCTGGGTCAAGAGACGCTCCATGAACCAGGACGCAATCCCCGGACCCGCCTGCGAGCCGCCGACGAGCATGTCGCCGAGTGGACGAAGGTGAAGCTCGCCAACGATGTCGAGGAGATCCTCCAGGAGTCCTGTCTGGATCTCCGATTGCTCCACGACGGTGATGTTGAAACGATGGCCGTGGACATGCGGGCCTTCTTCAGGGTCGCTGTGCGTAGCATCAAACGAAGCCTTTGCCCTTGTGTATCGGTTCACCCGGGCTATCTCCCTCGGAACAGAAAGACGGGTCGACGAAGTTGGTACTTCATCGACCCGTCCATTCGGGCTGGTTACTGCTCAACGCTACCCGGAGGTCAACCAGGAGAGGCGCGGAGCGGCCACCTGCAAACCCTGTGCAGTTGTACCACGAAGCCTACAGCGAGCGATAGCTCATTTGCTAGCCCAGGGTGGTCACATCCGGGCTGTTTCCGGTCGAAACATCGAACCACTGGTCGCGTTCCACGTCATATCGCCAGTCTACGGCGAACTGGTCGGTCGAAAGTGCGTGGACGACGCCGTCTTCGCCGATGACCACCCCGAACAGGCTATCGCCGATCACGGCCAGACCCATGAGCATCCCGTTGGTGTATCCAAGCCACTTGGCCGAGATGGTGACCCGATACGGTTCCTTCAGCTCGAGGATGCCCACCTACCGGATCCCGGCGCACTTGGCGCACATGGGCGGGCTCTTGATCGCATCTCCGAGACCGACGTAGAACAGGACCCTGCGATTGCTGCACGCAGCGCACTTCTGTCTCGGCGTCCGGTGGAGGCGGATCGTGATGTTCACGGCCATCGTGGAGCCGTCGATGGCGTACGTGGTGTCGATCGGGCTCGCGAACATCGTGGCCTGATCAGGGTGTCGCGGCTCAGGAGCCCGGAGGGGTGAGACGATCATAGCTACTCCCGCTCGTCATGAAGGATGGCCGGCGTGTTCTCACCGACATAGGCACCCAGGGTGTTGAACTCGAGGTACTCGATCGCCTCATCACGGTCCATCCCGTCGGATTGGCAGATCTCGATCATCCTGGCGTAGCTGTACACGACGAAGAAGCGATGATGGCCGTCAGGCTCGAAACGCTCCGCCACACCGACGAAAGCCGCTTCCTGGCCGTCGAACAGGATGATCTCGGCCTCATCCCACGCATCTTCGTCATCTGGGTCGATCCCGAGCGCATTGGCGACCCTTTCGACGATTTCATCCCTCGTGGGACGCTTGAAGCGGTCAATCCACTCTTTTGAGTCCACGTTGACCTCCGACTGTCGATTTCCGCCAGATTACTTCTTCTTGCCCAGCTTTCGCTCGAAAAAGTCGCGATCCTGCTTCGCCAGACCCGAAAACGGGTCTCCTTCGACCTTGATCGACCCCGAGGACGCGATCGGGGCCGATTTGGCCGCCAGGAGCCTCTTGAGGCGCCCGATCTCGTCTTCCTGCTCATGGATCCGCTCCTCGGCCGCCTTGAGGTCGCCGATGAGGCTGTCCGGGGTCGACGTGGCCGCCAGGAGCGTCACAACGGCCTTGCCGGCGGGGTAGAACGTCCCCACGACCGTGCTGTAGCGCCGGATCTCGACCACATCCTCGATCTTGGTCAGATTGGCCTTGCCGAACTCGGCTGTCGTCATCTGGATCATCGTTGGTAGTCCTCAAAGACGTAGATGTCGCCATCGCGGCGGTAGACGGCGATGAGCATGGTCTGAGCGACCTCCCCGATGTCGAGATAGCTCCGAATGCTCGTCGGCTCGCCGACCATCGGGACGCGCCAGTACATGGATCCGTCCGTCATCACGAACGTCCGGTGCAGGGGCCCTCCCGAGAAGTACCACTCGCCCGTCGAGAGCTTGCCGATCGGGATCAGCTTCATCCGCATGCGGACCTCGGTCATCTCCAGGGTGTTGGTGTACCAGTCGCCCTTTCCAGAGACGACGGCCAACTCCTCGACCTTGCTCACGATCGCGGGACCGTGCTCGACGAGCCAGTCGATGACCTTGATGCCCATGTCGCGGTGCATGTAGTGGCGGATCTCGTCCGGGCGCTTCTCCCACAGCTCGTTGGGCACGATCTGCTTCATGGTGAGCAGCTCGTCCTTGCGCTCGTCTATCACTCGGCCTCCTTCGGCTGTGCTTCGCTCCACCTGAATGTCTCGCCGGGGCTGTGGAAGCCGACGAACAGGTAGCCCGGTTCGCCGCAGCGGAGACAGGTCATGCGGTAGTCGTGGTGCTCGCCGGGATGCGGGGCCAGCGGGGCGGGGGTGGCGGCGAGGGCTGCACGCATGTCCTTCTCGGACGGGAGGTCCATCAGGTTCCAGTCCTCGCGGTAGGCGTCCTCCCGCAACCACTCCCTGATGAAGACGCGGCCCACCTTGCGGAGCGTTTCATCGCCGCGAACATCCACGTCCAGCGGGGCGGGGGTGGCGTCATCGCCGGGGTTGCCGCGCTCCTGCCAGCCATCGTCGTCCAGCGGGGCGGGGGTGGCGAGGGCGGCCCGGAGGGCGAACACGTCGCGGCCCCGCAGCGTCACCGGCATTGCCATTGACGACTCGGGATCAATCCACTCCTCGGGGAATATGTCAATGGCCGCGTCAATGATCGGCTGTGCCGCGAACCAGAGAGCGTTGACCTTCTCAACGGCGTTGTCGTAGAGCGCCTTCCAATCCTCGTCCACGTCCAGCGGGGCGGGGGTGGCGGCGATGGTCTGACGCCTAACTTTGGCGTTGTTTGCCGATGCCTTGCCGTCAGAGAGCGTCACGTCCAGCGGGGCGGGGGTGGCGGGCCACGTCCACCGGATGCCGTCCGCCCGTTCGTGGTCGCCGTCGTGCAGGATCGGGAGCGCGCACGTCAGGACTGCGCCGCAGAGCGCGTCCAGCGGGGCGGGGGTGGCGGCGAGGGTGACACGCCGCACCTCGTACCCGTCCTGTCGTAGGGCGTCCATGAGTGCGCGTGCGGCACGCGGTCGGGGGGTGCGCTGGTTGATGTAGAGCAAGGCCGCGTAGACGGCCTCCTCCGCAACCAGCACGTCCAGCGGGGCGAGGGTGGCACGGGCCTCAGCCTCGATAGCGTCGAGCATGGCGTTCTCGGCATCCTGCGATCCGCCCACGAACCACGGCACGTCACGATGCAGGGCCTCCGCGAAGGTCGCGGCTGCGGCGGTACGGCGGCCGTCCAGCGGGGCGGGAGTGGCGAGTTCCTTGCGGCCCGCTTCCAACCCTTCGATCAACTCCCGGTGTTGCTCGGGCGTGTGAGTGGCGAACCACTCGGCCCACCACTTCTGCGTGTCGTCCAGCGGGGCGGGAGTGGCGGCGAGGGCACGACGGAGGGCGTCGTATGGAACGGCTCGCCCGGTCGCGTTCTCCGGCAACACGGCCTTCGCCGCAACCAGCACGTCCAGCGGGGCGGGGGTGGCGGCGAGGCGGTCCATGTAGGCGACGGCCTCCTCGACCGTTTCACAGTCGATGACGACGTTGGTGCCGATGACGGTGATGGCTCTCATGACTCGGCCTCCTCGGCTGCCGCGAGAGCAGCGTTGAGTCCGCGCCACGCTTCGACGCTGACGCGCACCACGTCACGCTCGGGCGCAAGGATCGACTCCTCGATCACTCGCAGCGCCGCCGCCCGCAATCCCACGTCCAGCGGGGCGGGAGTGGCGGCAGGTTCGCAGAGGTAGCAGCGCGGGTTGATCCGAAGGTCGAGCCCGTGCTGGCAATGGGTGAGGACAGGTTGCGAGGATGACCACGAGTGCCC